GTAATAAAGTTACTGGGTTGCAGGGGCATCAGACCCCGCTCCCTGATCCCCTCGAGGTGCTCATCGAAGGTGACATGGAAGACGTCGTCGGGGGCGACCTCCTGGTAAAGGATCCTCGAGTCGGTCAGACCGAAGGTGCCGATGTTGAATTGGCTTTTTATCTGGGTGGGAGAGAATGGAATAAAGGTATCGCTCCCGGGGTCTTCAATACGGTTTTCATAAACAATACCGTCGAACCCCTTCTCTTTGAGAAGTCCGGCAATTTTCTCTATGACTTCCGTCTCGATTCCCTCGAGCGTATCATCGACCCTCTCGTTGATCTCCATGACCAGCGCCGCATCCTGCTCGGTAAAAACGCCCCTCTCGACAAGGTCCCGAACCATCTCGGAAGCTTCGTCGAAGTGGACGTCGTCCATGCGTACTGGATTCTGGAGTGAGAGGAAGACCGGAAGCACGACCGTCTCCGCGTCCTCGCTGAGTCGGCCGTCCTCGATGCGGTGCTCGAGACGTTCACGCGCCGCTTCTTCGGTTCCAAAGTGACCAGCTAATCCTCCGCGAACATCAAACTCCTCGAGGACACCTCCTGTCCCATGATAGACAACCAGCGGGTCGCCGTTTTCGTCCACCACCTGGCTGTCGCCGAACCAGAGCCTAAAAGCCGGCGTCTTCGTGATATCACCGCCGGCGGCTTCGAGTTCAGTAGCAAGTTGCTGCGGGGTGACACCGAATTCAGAGGCTAATTGGGTAAGATCGTTGGCCGGGAACGGTTGTCCCGAGGTGAGGACGTCCTTGACGCGCTGGGCGAGGGCAGCAATTTCCTCGTTCGACAACGTGCCTGCAAGCGCCGTCGCCTCAACATCATCCATAGCGGCCATAGCTTGGTCTTCAGTTATATCCCCGGCATCAAAATCCTCTTTAATCTTCTTCAAGCGAGCACTGCCGGCCTTGCCAGCCGCTACTCGGTCCTTGATAATCCCATTTATCCTATTGATTTCCTCGAAGCTTCTCTCAACAAATTGATCCCCAGCCGTTCCGGTCTTAAGTATCTCACCAATATCCCTTACTATTCTTTGGAAGTCTTCAACGCTATCAGCCTGGGGCCTTTTGTCGGCTAGATAAATGACGTTGTCGATTTCCTGTTTAAGGGCGGTTATATTCTTCTGTTCCAGCGTCCTTTGACCTGCATACGGCTCGGCCGTGATCCGGAGCCCCATCGCCTTGTAGAACTCGACGGCGTCGAAGGCCTGGCCTTTGGCGGCGTAAGCTGCTTGCGCCGTCAAGAATGCCTGCTCCCATAACAACCCTGTGAGCTCGGGGCGGGGGACGCCGGCCTTGCGGGCCTGCTCGGTGACATCCTTGCGGACAAACTCGGCGTCGGCCAGCGCCGGATCCATCTCGCGTGGAACCGCTGATCTAGACTGGGCGTCTAGTGCGTCACCATAAGCGATATCCGCCTCTTTGGTAGCTGCTTTGGCGGCGTCATGGGCGTCAAAAAATGGTGCTAATAGTGTTTCCCTGGTCGCTTCGTATTCCTCTCGCCCAAGCCGTTCTTCCAACGCCTCACTCTCTGCGTCCCGCGCCTCCCTGGCCTCTGCCTCCTTGGCTTTTGCCGCATCCAATGCAGATTTAGCTTGTTTCGCGGCCTCGTCCAGAGCGGGGTCTGTAAACACATCGACACCGACTTGACGCACCGGTGCCTCGGCGCGGGCTTTCTCCGCGGCTTGAAAATTACTGTTAGCTTCAGCCTCGGCCTGAGTGGCAGCATCGCGCGCGGCCACCAGGCCCTGGTGCTCGGCTTCGTCGACATTGTTGGCAATACCGTCTTCCAACGCCTGTTGTGCGGTGTCGAGGTCGCCGGCAGCAGTAGCTAGGATGGCCTGCGCGTCGGCCAGATCCTGCTCGGTGGTGTCCATCCCCAGATCGGCCTTGAGCTGCTTGATGGATTCCTCGACGACAGCTTTCGTCTCTTCGGTCTTGACATCGGTCTCGGCCAGGGTAGCGGCGCCGACTTCCTCGCGGACGTGAGCGAGAACACCCTCGACGATCTCAACCCCCTTCAGGGCCTGAATGAACTTGGCGGTGTCGACCTCGAGATCCGTTCCGATCTGCATGGCGCGCTCGATTGCGGCTTCCTCGATACCGACATCCTTGAAGAACTCGACGGCGGCCTCGGGATTACCGGCGGCCTGGAAGAACACCTGAAGGCCGGCGGCATTGATGTGTACCGTTTCGATGTCGCTGCCAGTCACAAGCCGCACCAAGACCTCCTGGTAAAGCTCCGGGGACTCGGCAGCGACCTTCGACTGGCCGGCGGTATCGAAGATCTTTAAAAGGCGCTCCTTGTGTCTGGTAACCTCGACGACACGTTGATTGTAGGAATGGATCTGACGCCCCTTAACGATTGTATTGACCAGCGCCCTGAATATGACAGCGGCACCGCCGGCAGCCTTAGCTTCACGCTCAATCCCCTCGAAAATCTTGGCATTAGGATCGATGAGTGCAAGAGCCGTCAGATTGTGCAGGATGCCCTCTACCACCTCCTGAACAGCCTCGATGCCACCAGCTATCGACAGGTCGGCTAATTGCCTCAATAGGGCATTCTTCAATTTCGGGGGCATACGGTTCAATATCTTATCGAGCCCGTATCTTTCGGTCACGGCGGTGATAGTGGCGCCACTGATGATGGCGATGTCCTTGTCTACCTGAGTGGCGTCGCTACTTTCCCCCCGTTGCTCAAGGATGCGGGCGCCATGAGCGAAGAGCAGGGGGAGAGTCGCGGTACCACCGGTAAAGATGTGTACAGCCGCCTGGCCGGCGAACTGCCCGATACCACGGGCGATATCGGCAGAGAGGGAATCCTCGCCGCTGCTGACCGCCTCGCCAAGCTCCTCAAGCGAAACACCCGGCTGTCTAAGAATTTGAGACGGTGTAATCGGTATCGGGAGACCGGAAAATCGATCCTTCGCCAGGAAATCAGCAAGCCCCTCCAAACCGGCGGCCCGGATCACGCCGGTAATATTACGAGCCATCACATCAAGCAAGGACGACGCTCCCGTCAACCCCCTGCCGCCAACCTCCCCGACAAGCGCGCCGGTGACGTCTCGTCCCCGATTCGCCAACCACTCAATCTCAACCATCGAATCGACTTCCGCGGAATCCATCATCAACGGCCCCACCATCAGGTCCGCCATGATGCCCCGGGTCTTTGGTGAATTCCGGGTCTTGGCGTCAATGTCGTCAGCGGTAACACGGCGCTCGACAGCCTGTCGATCGACTTCGATCGCCTCCTCCGGCAGCCCAGATTTCTTCGAAAGCTCCCGATCGCGCCGGGCCTCTTCGGCATTCTTACCGGCGTTAACGTCGAGAATGGCACGTTCCTGCGCGGGATCGGGGCCACTATCCAAGAGTTGGGTCAGTGGATTGGCAGGCCTCTCCTGTTCCCTTTCATCATCATCGAATATCTGCACCGACGGCTCGAGCCCTACCGGCGGCTCGGGGTCGGGCTGATTAAGGAGTTCCAGGAGTGGATTCATCATTTACTCACAAGTGAACGGATAAGACGCCTGACGCGCGCCCTATCACTAACCGCCATTGCGCCGGCGAGTTCTTCCATCAGAGAATTAGAAATATCGACGGCCTTGACCCCCGGATAACCATTCTCTTTAAGCCACTGATTGGCCCCCTCGGTGATCATGGTTTTCGTTTCGAATGAGAGCCGCTTGTAGGGAACGCGGGCCACGTCGCGCTGCTGCGGCGACAACTGTTCGAGTTGGAAACTATAAACTGCAATCTCCTCCTCCCCCTGTTTCGCTCTGCCCCACGTCCCGGTGTTCTCGGGGTCCGCCGAGATCTTGAGCCAAGAACGCAGCGCCTGACGTTTAAGTTCCTCCTCGCCGGGCTCCTTCTTGTTTTCCTTTATGTATTCCTTGATCCATACGGTCATGTCCGTCTGCGCTTCGGCGAGCAGTTGACGCATTTCCGTCGAAGCGGTTGTCTTTCTCACGGGCTTCGGCGCATATCTGGTAACCAACGTATCGGCACGGGTGTAAATGGTGCCCTTGCCTGCTTCCACCGCCGCCACCTTCGCTCGCGCCGCGACTTGCTTGGTAACCAATTTAGCATGTTCTCCTGTTGTCAGGTTCGACTGTTCTCCATCGAGATTAACCTTTCTCAGCAAGTCCGGGTCCCCAGCAATTTTCTTGAATGTTTTACCGTCAGATGTTGCCCGGAAAGTAGCGGCCTCGTTCCTTTCACGGGCGGCGTTTAACAACTTTGCCATTAAGGTGATATCAGAGGAAAGGAGATCGAACGCTTCCGGATCTTTATTAGCGAACCCGCTGAGATCTCCCTTATCTTTAAAAATATGCAGCCAAGCCTTAGCCGCCGCCTCTGATTTCAATATCCTTGTATTCCTTACCGACTCTTCGGCCCGCCTGTTGTACTCCGCTAAGATCGTCGTTTCGTTTTTACCGCTAAAAGTTTTCCGTATATACACCCTCCCCGCCTCGAGATCCTTAGCCTTTGAAAGATTCAACCCCTGCGGATAACCCTTTATCCGAGTCTTACCGGAGATAAGCTCGTCGACGGTATCCTGACCGAGCCGCTCGAGGGTGAGTGGCCTGAGATTATCTTTCAACTCCCTATATATGTCCCCGTCTATTCTCATGTAGGGCTTCGTCTTCGTTACACTCGTATCCTGCGACGCATTGAGGTAGTCCTCCGCCAATTTCGGATGAATACCACGAAGAGCCTCTACAACTTTCTTATGGACTTTCGTCGCCTCGGCTTCGGCCATGCTGTGGGCGGCTATCTCGCCGAGTTTCCCGACGTTGTACCTATGGGTAGCATTGTATGCACCTTGGGCCATCTGCTCGCGAATGCTCTTGTTGTTGGCATACGCCGCCGCGTTCTGCTGGAATTCCGCCAGGGATCGCGTATGTGTGTTGGCCGTGACGACCTTCTGCTGCTCGATGGCCCTTCTTCCAAATAGTTGGGTGCCCCGGGAATAATGTGCATTCATGCCTTCTTGGATCATGCGCCGCACACGGTCGCTGGACGCCTTCCCGGTAAGGCGCGTTCGTTCCTTATCCAGAAGTTCATCATACTCGGCACGCCGGTTCACCGCCTCTAGACCTTCCATCGAGCGATACCCCTTGATGCCCCCGGCTTGCTCATCCTTGCCATCACCAAACTCGAGGAGGCGAGTATATTCAGACATCTTATTAAGAAGCCCCTGCCCCTCGGTCTGCTCGGCTTCATCACGGACTTTCAAGATGCCGGCGAAGGCGGCGCCTCCCAACTCTCCGACCGCCTCGCTGATACCGGCGCCGTAGGCGGCCGGAGACACGCGGACGTCGGGGATCCTCACCCCACTCACTTTGGTAATGTCGGCCGCTGTGGGCATCCTTGTTGCCATGTCTATGCCCAGGCCGACGCGCCTTTGAGGAGGGCCGTACCGGCACGGAAGTAGCTGGCTTGCCGGGCGCCGCGTCCCTCGGCGCGAGAGAGGACCGCTTGCGTCATCTTGGAGCTGGCCACGGCCTCGGCGTTGGCCTCGGCCAGGCGGGCATTGAACTCACCCTCGGCGCCCAGGTCTTCCTGGACGAGCAGAGCGGAGCCGCTCCCGCCCTCCTGGGAGCCCAAGAGGGCACGCTGGGTGCCGGCGAGGCGTTCCGCTTCTTCTCGTTGCCGCCTGGCGTTGAGGGCACCGATCTCGCGATCTCGCTGGGCCTGACGTTCGTACAATTGGGCCTGGACGTTGGCGGCGTTTTGCGCCGCCTTTCCCTGTCCTATGGCCCCAGCGGCGCTCACGAGGGCACTCCCCGCGCTTAAGTACGGCGCAGCCGCCTTCATAAATGCCTTAAAAGCTACTCCATTGGACATATCACATAACCTTTCCGTATCTGACGTAGTCGTTTTTAGAAGAATCGTAGGCTTTCATAAAACCCTCGAACTCGAGGCCGATGGCTCGCGCCAGGCGGCAGGCGTTGATATGCTCGGCCAGCACCGATGCCTGTAGCCGGTGGAACCCGGCGTCTCTCATAAACCCCGGCAGGCGTCTCTTGACCTCGAACACGCACGCCCTCGCCTGCTTGGGGGGCATCGCCGAAAACGCCGCCCAGGCCTCGCCGACGCCGGGCCACAGGCGAAACGCGCCGGCGCACCCGATTACGGTCCCGTTCATAAGGCCCGTGAAGGCGATAGATTTCTGGTCACCCAGGGGCGTTAGATCCCCGAGCTGATCGGGGACGTCGATGAGCCGGTCCAGATGTTCCCGCTCGAACGGCACCACTTCGATCAAGCCGTCACTTCCAGTTCCGGCGCGATCGCAAGGACTGTCGCCGGCGTCGGCGACGTCGACTTGAGGATCAAACGCAGATCGGTGTCGTAGCCGGCGACGATGCCGAGGGACTTCTCCCCAGTGAAGAAGGGAACCGGGTCACCGTCGATCTGGGTCGCCGGTCGCAGGTCGAGCTCCGTGAATGCGTTCTCCCCGTCCTCGTCCTCGGTGGCGACAGAGAGCGCCCCATCGGCGGCCTCCAGCAGCACCAGGATGATATCGTTGATGTTCTTCGGCTTACCGACGGCGGTGCCGGCCGGCGCCCCGAAGGCCAGCTTGAGAGATTTCCAGCGGCGTTCATACTCGAGTCCGACATGGACAACCGACGCCGCCGCGTCCAGGGTGATGGATCCGGAAGCGACCGTCTTGTCCGTCTGCACGGCGCCATCGGCGAAAATCTTGACCGTCGCCGCCTCGAGGTGGCTGAGACCGGTTACCGTTGTCACCTTGACCCTGGCTTCGCCGGCGGCCGAATAGGCTGTGAACGCGGTGCCGTCGGTCGCCAGATGAACGGTGCCGCCGGACGTGAACGTGGTAAACGCGGACGTGTCGACACCGATGGTAAACGTATTGGCGTCGACCTTGGTAATGGTGTATCCGTTGCCGTTGAGCTGGGTCATGCCGCCGATATCGAAAAAGGCGACCTCGTCGCTCGTCGATAGACCGTGCCCCGCCGCGGTCACACTTCCCGGATTGGCCCTAGTAACCGCAGTGACGGTAGTGCCGTCGACGGCGGCGAGCTCGAAGCTGTTGGTTGCCTTCTCGAAGATCTTGTAGGTATTGGTGTTGAGCTCCGTCATGCCCTTGACACGGACGATCCTGACCAGGTCGCCGTCGCTGAAGCCGTTGGCAGTCGCCGTGATAACGACCGGGTCCGCGGCCGTGGCCCCGGAGATCGTCTTCGGGCTGTCCAGGGTCAGGCCGGAATCGACGTAGAAGGCGTCTTCCTGAAGATCCGCGTCACCATCGTAGGTTTTCTCCAAGACCTCGATGTAACGCACCGTCGAGCCGTTGATATCCATCTTAACGGCGGCCCAGATCTCATAGCGGCCGGCGCTGCTCTTGACCTGGCCTGTACCGTCCTGGCCGGGGATGGCGACGATACTTTCGATCACCGCGTCGCCACCTTGAAAGGCGCCACCATGAATCTGCCTGGCCCAACCGATGACACTTTGTTCGGGCTGGTAAGTCAGTGTCGGGACCTGGCCATCGGCGCGCACCGTCCAGACGATGCTATCCGGCTCCTGCTGGTAGGCGAGCTGCGTGACGCCGCCGCCGAGAACCCTGTCATTAAGCAAGGTCAGATCGAAGCTATCAAACCCCTGGATACCGGATTCCTGGAGAACGTCGGCGAATTCTACGAGCTTACGAGCCTGAGCCTGGGCGAACAGAAGGCGGTTGCGTACTTCGATCGGTTGGATCCGGGCGACACCGCCGGAAACTTCGAAGTCGGCGGCGATATCCGTAGGTGTCAGGATGGCGCCGTCGGAACGCAACGTCCAGTTACCGCCAGAAGTCCCGATGATGGGCTTTTTTCGAGCCGCCAGCCATCGGATGGTGTTGACCTGGAGGGCGGCGAACGTGTAGTCGATGGCGCTATCGTCCTGAACGGCTCCCTCGACGTCCTCGTCGGCGAAGTTCTCGATGTCGCCGGACTTCGACAACCAAAACGACTGCGGGAATTTGTTACTGTTGGCGAAGCCGAGACGCTGCTGGATGAAGCCGACGACCGCCGGCCAGCCGTCTGTATCGTTCCATTTACCGAGACGCCAGTCCGCCGTCGCCGTCGTCGCCGAAGCGGCGTCGCCCTTGATGTCGGCGGTGACGTGGGTGGTGTCGGTGAAGGCGGTTATCTGTAGCCATGTCCACTTGTTGGCGGCATCTTCCCAGCGGATAAGCCGTCCGACGTCGGTCGCCCGAAACCCGGCGTCGTCGTTAATGCCGTCAACGGCGGACGCGGTCACGGTGATGCCGTTGCCGGTAGTCGCAGACAGGGTCAAGGTCGATCCGGTCGATGGGTTCTGATTGAGCCAGGGACCGTCCTCGAACAGGATGTCGATCAGCGACCAGGACGAATGGCCGTAGCGTTCCAGACGGTATGCCCGGGTGGCGCCGCCGATACAGAAATACAGCACGTCCGCGGACTGAGCGTAGCTAAGGTCCGGAAGATCGCTTTCCGACCACGGGGTGACCAACTCGACGGCGGCGTTGTCGATGATATCGACGTTATCGATGGTGACCGTCTTCGAAATCATATTGTTCTGGATCGAGAAATAGGTCGTCGAGCCGGTTGGGGTAAAGGTGATGGTATGATACCCGGTGTACTTCTTGGCATCGGCCAACAAGTTCTGACTGGCGCCGCCCGATGCCGTGCCGACACGCACGGTGACGACGTCGCCGGGGTCCGATTTGACCTGGAACTTGAGTGTGTATTCGGTGCCGGTGTCGGAAGTGGTGATAGCGTAGGTGGCGATCGCCTCGTTACCGGATGTGCCGGTGCGAAGTTCCATGTCGTTGTTAGACGAATCATGGGCGATCGCACCAGAGCCATTCGAATCGTCGGTCCAGCTCGATATACCGCTGGCAAAGCCGCCGTCGGTAATAGATCCCGACACGTTGTTGGCGGAAATCTGCCCTTGATCACGATAGAACCTAACCGCGTTGGCCCCAAATTCCAGGCAGTACGCCTGGGTCGTCGAGAAAATAAACTGCACCAGCCACGGCCGCACCGAGGCGCTCTTGGCGTCGGCGATGTACCGCCAGCCGGGACGGTGGGCGTAGCCGCCCTGTGGGATGGGGAGGATGTTCTGGTAGACGGAGCCGGCGTTGACGTACTTGTCGAACTGGACGCGGCCGTGCATCCGCTCGCCGAATTCGCCGGCGTTGAACGATTCCTTGAGGGGGTTGATTCTCGGCATGATCTAAGAGGGCGGGTCCCCGGGCTCGTAGAAGTGACGCTGCCCGGAGCGGACCCCGATCCATTCGGACTCCGGCAATTGGTCGGCGAAGTCCTGGATGGAATCGGCTGATTTTGCGGATGGGAGATCTTCGGAGATGTACTGGTCGTACATCTCCTTCGACAACGACGCCGAACCCGAGAGCGTAACGGCTAGGCGTGACGCCAACAGTTTAGAGAACGCCAGACGAAAGGCCGCCGGCATCAGGTTGGGGTCAGTAACCCGAGAGACGTAACGGAGATACAGGTCGGCGGCGTCGGAATTGATCTGGCCGCCCTCGATCTTATAGGGGATACGGTCGCGGCCGCTGGAATTATTATGGACCGAAACCACACGCAGAAAGTCCGCCGGCAGCTCGTAGCCGTACTTCCACTCGAAGGCCGGGGTGGCGGAGAGTTGCCCCAGCTTCACCCTCTTGACGGCGAAGTTCCAGTTGTGGGTCTCGAGCATGGCGTCACGAAGTTCTGTGAATATAACCTCGACGGCGTTGGCTTCCTTGGTGCCCTGCTCGATCGAGGTGATCTGCTTCGAATTCTTGATCAACTGTAGAGCAGCGTTGGCAATGCCGACTTCAGATGCCATTGCTTATCACTCCTTCTAAGGGATCCGGCGTCGTCACGACGCTGGCGGTTGGGTATTCGAACGGTTAGGCCTTCAGGCGGCCCGCTTCTTCGAGGCCATCGATTTGGCCTCTTCCCTGGTCAGGTTCTTGGCGACCTCGACGCCGGCGTCATCGAGCACCGTCCACTTGCCGAACCCCTTGTGGACGGCGTTCATGGAACGAGCGGCACTGGACTTGACGCGGCGCCAAGGGGTAAGCAGGGCGACAACGGTACATAGCTTAGTCCGTTCGCGGACTTCCAAGGTGCCCTTGGTCCACGCGCCATCATCGTGAAAACAAATGACGTCTATCTCGTCGCCAGGGTCCAGGTAGGCGGCGGCGCAATTGTGAAAATAGTTGTCCTCGAGCAGCAGCGCCGGTGCGTGCTGAGTGGAATAGCGCAGGGTCGAGGCGAATTTAAGCCGGTTTATATACTCGAAAGCACTCGGATCGGACTTAGCCATGGAGAACTCCTGGTTGGTTAAAGGGGACGCCGTGTTTTTTATCTTCCAGCAGGCACCGCAACTCGTCGGGTATCCTCACAGATCTAGTCGAAACCTTGTTGAAGAAGATGTTCACGCATTCAGCCGTCGCCACGAGACTGTCTTCCTGGTGGACGCAGAAATTCGTCTTCATCGACTTACCGCCGACATGCACGATCCCGCCGGTAACCTCGACGGTGCCGGGGTAAAATACTTTGGCGTTAAAATCGACAGACAGGCGCGCCAGAACGTGATCGATATCGGTCAGGCCGGATTGATCCACCAACTCGTCGATCAGTTTCACCCGAGCGAAACCGATCCACTCTACATACGCGGTATGATTGGCGTGCCCTTGCACATCGATATCCGTGAATCGAACTTTTAATGTCGTTCGCATCTATGGAGATATCCCTTTTAAAAGGTCGGAGGGGTGGCGCGAACGCCACCACCCCTCGTTCCTCTCTCACCATTTAGTCGGCGTCAGCCTCCGTGATAGCCAGGCCATCGGAAACATCGACCACACCGCTGGCGTTTGTCAACACACTGACGAGCGAAGTCGTCGGCGTGTTGCTATCCACCACGATGATCACGTCACGGACGGTCAACTGGTTGGAGGCATCGTTGAAATACCCACTGCTGTTGACCGTGGCGATGGCGTCGGCGCTGGTGTAGTGCCAGAACTTGAAGCCATTGCCGTGGGCGAGTTGCGTCAAGTTTGCTGAACTATAAGCCATGAAACATCCCTCCCTTTACGACGTTGCGATGGCGGTGGTGTCGTTGAGGTTACCCTCGATCACACCGGTTCCGTCGATCAGGACGGATTCACCGCTCATCATGTGGTTGACGAAATGCGAAGCGCGATCACCGTGCCAGGTGATGTCGGCCGAAACCGCATCATTGGCAGCGACGTTGCCCGCATGCTTGCCCGAGGCGTAACCAAGGGCGGTCTTGTGCCAGACGAAGCACTTGGCCGTCGATGTGCCTTGACCCGGAAGATCCGGATGCATGGCCCATTTGACGCCCATCCAATCCCGCCACTTCCGATGCCCGGGGGCACCTTCGGTGAAGGGCATGCCGTTGGCGCCGACATAGTCGGCGGACGCAAACGACGTGACCGTCATGGCTTGGGCATACATGCGCGGCGTAAGCGCACCATACCGCTGGCCATCGTTGGGCACGGAGTTAGCATCAAGGGCTTCGACCATAGTGATCAGGCCAGCGAGGATAGCGGCATAGCTGGTCACCGCGAGGGTAACCGTGCTTTCCGCCGTGCTGTCCAGAATGACCGTGATCTGGCTATCGACCTTGCGCCCGAGCGCGTAAGCGCCCGATTTTGCATAAGCCATTCGCGCGTCGATATTGGTCTTGGCTTCGTCTAGAAGGTCGACCCAATCTCCGGCGTAAAAATCGACGAGCGTGCAGCTCGGCTGGGTATGGGTCGCGTTCATCGGGGTTATTTCGCCATGACGACTCTTAGTCGTCGCGGTTCCAGTCCCGAGTTTCTCAAAATAGGCAGTGTTGCCTATGATGTTGTCCTTCGTATACACGGCGGGTCGCAACATGGAGCCTTCACGCTGGAAAACCAGGTGAACGTCCTTGTTGTAATCGCCGATGAAGGCAGTCGAGATAGTGGTAGACATGATTTGTCTCCCTCTAAGGTTGCAGGGGACAAACCACCGTCGGGGTAGCCGGAGTGGTTAAGCGCCGCGGGGTGCCGGAAAACCGGGCCGCGGACGCAAGGAAACCTTCCAGCGCCTTCAGGGTTAGTGTTGACGGTCCGGCGGGCCGCTTGCGCGGGGTGCCACCATCACGTCCTGATCCAAAGGATCTAACGAAATATCTTTTTGGTTATGGTTGCCTTAATGAAGTGTTTCGTAATCGGCGAACAGTCTTGGGCTTCACCGACTTGCCCTTCCTGGGCGACTTCGCCGTCGCCTTCTTGCGCGTCTTCATCCCCGACGCACGGATAAAACTACGGGAAATTGAGGTCGACATGCCGGCCCTACGCTTTCCGGCTCTTCGGCTTGCGGGTCGTGATGACCTTCCACCCCTTCTTCTTAGCCGCATCACGGGCCGCCGCCATACCCTTCCGGGTATAGGGGTAAGACTTTTTACCAACTTTAGGCATCGAAAATTCTCCTTTGTCTTGATTGGTGGAGCCGGGCGGGAGCTGCCCCCGCCGTATAGCTGTAACGTTAGACGTTACGGCCTCGATCTACGCGGCCCCTTTATTTAAGAACGACGTCGGCATCGGTCTCGATCCAGACATGGGCGCCGCAAGACAACGGCTTGTCCGGCCGATAGACCACACGGCAGGGGCCTTGGATCTCGACCTCGTGGGCGTAGTCGTTGGACTGATACGTCTTGCACGTCAGAACGGGATCCGCCGTCCCCGTCTTCCGGTTACGTTTGATCACATGCTGGTTGACGTGGATGCGTGTCTTCATTATCGGACTCTGCCTGCTCACCGTCGCAACAATCCAAAACCGGCTGCCTGCACTTCGGGCAGGCGTAGTGCCCACCCATCAGGAACAGGTTGGCCCATGCACCGCACCATGGACATTTACGCGGCTCCATCGATTCAGGCCGGCGGTCATCAGGCCGCCGCGCCGGCACCGATCTTCTTGTCGCCGAAGAGCTGCTTCGAGAGCGGTGCGCGTTGAGCATCAAGCCGCTTGGCCTTGGCGTTCTCGCCACGGGCCATGGCGTCGTGGATCTGCTCGGACAGACTGTCGTATTCAGACTGTACGTCGACCCCGGCCTCGGTGCCGGCGAGGCCCATCTGCAAAGTTCCCTCGGACTTCAACCGTCCGATGTCGGCGGCCAGCCGGGCATAGTGGGGGTTGCTACCGAGAAGGCTGCCGTCACTCAACTGGATATGCGACAGCTCCGGGTAGTCGTCGTGGGTCTGGTTGGCAAACGCCATGTTGGTATCGTAATCCCGATCCCACTCCCTACGCAGTGCCGCCTCAGTCTCTTCGGCTGCGGCGGCGTCGTTCTTAGTCACGGCGTCCCCGGCCGCTGCCTCGGTCGACCAGTACCAGTCGAGGGCAGCGTCGACGACCGCCTTGGGCGCATTCGAGGCATGCATGGCATCGGCGAAGGCACCCAGGCGGTCCTGTACCTGTTCGGATGCGTAGACCTCCTCGGTGAGGTGGCCGGGTTTTTTAATGTCGTAACCAGACGCCTCTTCCGGCACCCCGACGGCCTTGCGGAAAGAAGCCACGCTGGCCTCATCGGCATCGTCGCCTGGGATTCGGATGCGTCCGGATAGTTCCTGGTTGGCCTCACGCAGGGCCTTGGCCAGGGCCGCCGGCGATGTGTAACGGTCGGCCAACTTGCGGGTCGCGTCGTCGTCGATGGCCTCACGCCACGTTTCGCCAGCGGCGTCGGCGTCTTCTGTTATCGGCGTCGTTTCAGAACCTTCTTCGGGGGTGGCCTCGGAGCCCGCATCGTCGGCGGGGATGTCCTCGGCGCCTTCAGTCGTTTCTTCATTCATCGCTGATCAAACTCCTTCTTGGTTGTTTAAAACCGTGGGCTCCGGCGTCTCGCGACGCTGGTAGGTGGGTCGCGGCCAGGTACTATTCCGGACCGCTCAAGTCGGCATAGAGAGCCGCCTTGATCAGGCCGGCGATCTCACGCTTGCCGGCCCATCGTTGTAGGGCGTCGTTGTCCTCGGGCGGCGCGTCATACTCGCCGCACCAGGTCAGAAGCATAAACAGGGCCCGCTTACCGAGGGCATCCTCGCGCAGGAACAGGGCACGGAAGTCGCGGGCGACGGTAACGCCATCATGCTCCGTGCCCATGGTTGAGCCGATCAGGGCCCGGTGGAAGGCCTCCAGGTCCGGCTCGAGCTTCAGCTTGCCCTTAAAGGGTTGGCTCATGTAGAGGCCGATCGTATCGATCTCAATTCCCGTTGTCCGGCCGGCGTCAGACTGAGCCAGCCTGTGTCGTCGTGACGAGTGAGTCCGGCATCCCACAGGGCCCAGTATCCGGGCGGTGGGATCAGGTAACCATCGTCATTACGCAACCGGTCCCAGCCCCAAAGGGCACCGGCGTCAACCCATTCCAAGGCATCGCGTCTTTCTGCTTTTATGCCCATTTATGCAGCCTCTTCTTCCATCACGCCTTCCGGAAGTTGACTCACAATACCGGCCCCACGCTCCATGGTCTGCATCATCTGTTCTTGCTGCTGGGCCTGGGCCTGGGCCTTCTGCTTGTCTTCGATGCCGGCCTCGTCCAGGGTCAATGCTGACGGGAAGTCGTTGCTCTCGGCGATGAACTTGCCGATCTCGACCCAGTCATATGGATCCATAACCGAGGGTTGGACCTGGCCGATGGCGATAACCTTCTCAATGCCCTGAACGACCGTGGCCTCCTCGATCTGACGCTTCGCCTTCTCGACCGGCGAGGCGAAGCGGAACTGGATGGACTCGCCCTGAAGGGCTTCGGGGATCTGAGTGATGTCGCCGAAGGCGCCGCGGCGGAGCATGATGTTGAAGGCACGCTCGACGAGGGGGCCCGTGTAGTCGCTCTCGAGCCTGCCGAAGACCGCCCCGATTTCACGAACGAACTCTTCCCGCCGCTGGATCACTTCCGTCGCCGTCATCTGAGGCGCATCGACGGGCAGGTTGAGGACGTTGCGATAGAACAAGGCATGGATCTGTTCGCGCGCCGCAGACTGGGCGGACAGCCCCCACGGGATGTTGGCTTTACTGTCCATCTGCATAAACGGCTTCGACATGCCGAGGTTGCGGATCGCCTTGGCGTCGTAATAGCTGACCCCACCGGGACGCATCTGGGGGGCGTTGACCATGCCGTCGGACGGCAACAGCCATGGCGGGTCGACGGCGCGGTGCAGGCCGCGCAGCATCGTCTTGCCCATCTGGTTCAAGGTCAGGACGTCGGGCAGGGCCATGATGCCGGGGCCACGGCCGTAGATCTCGCCCGAGCGGGTGTCCCAGCGGGGGAGGAAGAACGGGAATTCCTCGTAGCCCTCCTCGAGGACCTCCGACTCGGAGGCAACGTCGACGACGAGGGACAGGTACGGCATGTTGACACGGTTCTGGCGGCGCTGATCGTAGGCGTGGCGCTCCTTGACGCACCAGATGAAGTCGAACTTCTCCTCACGCCGCATGTTGGTATCGTTGAGCGACTCGCGGGTCTTGGCACCGAGGTTGTCCTCACCCCAGCGTTGGGCCGCCTGGCGCGCCGTCATCCGCTCGAAGATGTGGACACCGACGGCGTCGTTCTCGGCGTTGGTGATGAGGTAGACGTTGGCCAGGTGGAAGGACCGGAAGGCCAGGCCGACCTGGTCGGGACGGAGCGCCAGGTAGCCGGCCCCGGTGCCGAACGTGATCAGGTCGTCATCGACCTCACCGGTGGCCTGGATGAACTTGGCCTTGGGGTTATAGAGCGCCTTCCACAAACGCTCCTCGGCGAACTCGATCCACTCCTTGACGTCGCGCTCCTCGAGCAGGTCCTCGTTCTCGGGCACGATGTCGAACCACTTGCCCGGGGCCGAGCTCTTCGGCCGCAGCATCGAGCCGATGGCATTGACCAGACCGCGCTTGGCGGTGATCGGCACGGTATCGAAGATACGCTCGGTCCGCCGTGCCGACAACGGCTGACCTACGAAACCGACACGCTCGGGAGCCAAGACACCGGCGACCTCTTCCCACAACTGCGACAAGGTCGCCCGCTCGGTCTTCTTATGCTGGAAGGCCTCTATGATTTCCCGAGCACGGTGCATGGATTAGCCCACCCCCAGCAGAGTCTTGCGGGTGGTAGTAGCAGCGTCGGCAACGCCAAGTCCACCGCCGGTGTTGAGGATGTTAGCGCCAAGGCCGCGGCGTCTCTGGGCGGCTAGACGGACCTTCTCCCGGCGCGCCTTGACCGACGGATCTTCTGGGGTCGGCAAAGCTGGAGGTGCCGGCGGGAGTTTAGGCGAGGGGGGACTGAAAATACTTCTGCCAGGAAGAGTAAAGAGAGTCATTGCAATCTCCTATAGAGTTGATACGGCGTCACGGCCCCGAACGCCCGGAGCCCCAGCACGGCCTTGACCATGCCGACGCAGTTGGTAAGAACGAAGGAAGTGCCCGGCGTAACTCCACGCCGGACAACGAGGACTTGATAGCCGAGGTCTTCATAGAAACCCTTGAGGTCGAACCCGTCGCCGGCAACGACCTCGACGACCGGCACCCCGGCGCGCCCGTCGATAATAACCCAGTAGCCTTTATCATCCTCGATGGCGCAGAAGCAGTGCCGGAACCCACGCTTTAGCCAAGGATCGAGCCAATGATTGCCATGGTTGTGAAAAACGACGAGGCCCGTCGCCGCCGGCATCGACTTCTGAATAGCCAAGTCAGTACCTCAATATGTCGTAATTAATCGCCGGAGCAGGCGTGTGCAACGGCTTGGAGCGACGCGCCTTGTCGTCCGGGTTGAGCTCGAGGCCGCCTGCGTTCCAGGCGTAGACAACGGCATCACCCCGGTCCGGCGAGCGGCCGAGGCGCTTAATGACGTCCTTCTTGTTCTCGACATATATCTTCGGCGGCTGGCCGGGCCGGACCTCGTAGGTCGGCGCCGTCAGATCGCCCTGGAGCGCCTGGTCCGGCGGCAGGGCCAGGGATAGTCCGTACTCAGGATCGAGGGCCTCACGCAGCATCCACCACATCTCCGAACGACGGCTATAGAACCCGAAGTTGCCGTCCCGGGTATGAGTGGTCGCCTTCTCGGCACCGTTCATAGCCTCGTAAGGCAGGCCGGCATTACTCAACGCTGTCTCCGCATCGGCCCCGATGCCGATGACGTCGACACCGACGATGGCGCCGGCCCTCAGCATGCCGGCGGCGAGCACCGCGACCGAGGGGCCATCAGGTGTGTCACGGCCCGGCACGCAGGTCAGCTCGTCGAAGTAGGTGCCCCACCGGGGCGCAAAGACGGTGTCGTCGCGGCCACCGCGGGCGACGTCGAGACCGATCGAGGTCATCGTCCTATCGCTCTTGTCGGCGGCCCGCCAACGCTCGTTGGCCTCGAGGATCCAGGCGGTCGGGATGACCTGCCAGGTGTCGTCTTCCCTGGCGGCCATGAAGTTGCCATCCCTGATCGCCGAGCGCAGTGGCTCGGGCATGGCGTCGAGGGTTGCCTGGTAGCCAGTGTCGACCAGGAACGGGTTGTCCTCGAGCCTGGCTGAAATAAAGGTGCGGCTCTTTGGCTCATACCGCTGGCCGTTGTATTCCCGGATGTCGTCTGGCCCATCAACCTCCTGGTCGCGGCCGTCGGGGTCGGTGATGAACCACCGAAGCTCGCCGCGCTCCGGCGGGTTGGAATAAGTCGGATCGAGCCACGGCCGGAACATCCCGATAACCCATTCGCCCTCGGCGCCCAGGGGCGGGTTCGAAGCCATCACGACCCTCACCCGTTCCATTGAGATGTTTCCCAGGTCCTCGTCGGCAATCCGATTCCATCCCATCAGGAACCGCACCACGTCTTCCCGGAATAGGCAGGCCTCGTCGAAGCCGATCAGAGAATGCGGGTTGCCCTGCCAGGTCTCGGCCCGGTCCATGTCCTTGGCGGCGCCGAAGTCGATGACCCGGCCGGCGTATTTAAACTGCGCCGGCGGCGAGCTGTTGAGCCCGTCCCTAGTGCCGGCGATGGCGACGACCCGATCGATCAGGGCGCCGAGATCCGTGTACTGGGGCCTTAAGAGCAGGGTCCGTGTATGCCGGGTCAGGGCGAGGCCGGCCAACAGGTCGGTCTTACCACCGCCGCCGGCACCGCCATAGAGAAGCAGATCGGCCTCGGACCGGAAGGCGTCACCTTGCGGCCCCGTAGTGGGAATCCAGATATGATCGCCAGTGGCCTCGGCCACCATCTTCTCCGCCGCGGCCCGGGCCTCGGGCGCCATGCCCTTGACCTTGGCCAGCATGTCATCAAGGGTCGACGGCATCCGCTCCGTTCTCGATGAGGTACGCCATCCGCCGGGCCAGCTCGAGATCGCCGAAGGCCAGGTTAATCTGAGTGTTGTGGACTGCGTCCGCCGGCCGATCGAGGCCGTGCAGCCGAGCCTTGCCGGCCGTCGCGCCGTTGGCGGCGGCGAACTGGGAGGTGTCGACGGCGCCCAGGCGGTGCTCTTCGTATTCGCCGGTCAGGCTGTCGATCGTGACATCACAACGTTCGCGGTGTTGGGCCAGGCGCACGTCGATAGCGTCGCGAATGTCAGGTTTAGCCAGTAAGGTGGAAGCTGATTGACGCGCACCCTTCTCACTGTAACCCGCGCGCACAAGGGCCTGAGTCGCATTCTGATCGAGGCAATACTCCTCGATGAATTTAGCCTGCTTGTCGGTCAACACCTTAATAGCCACAGGATGTGTCTCCAAAAAACCGCCCCGGGCTTTGGAGGCACCGGGGCGAGGTATTCCACAGGGAGGACCATTTAGTCTTTATGCCATCAAGGCACACTTTCTAAATGATGACAGAAATTACTATACCTAGTGGTTACTGTCAACGTTAAACACAACATCTTGTGGTTTGCTGTATCCGTAATGATGGGCCAGCGTACCCAAGGCGGCCACCAACACGCCGCGGGCATGACGCACGTCCATGGCCCGGCCGGCACCCCACCGCTGACGAAGGGAATAATCCTTAAGGGTCATGGCATTGCCGACCACACCCCACAGGATCGAACCCCCGACCGGCCCCACCGCGGCCAAAGCCTCCCGAACATGGGTCCGGGCCGTAAGAGAATGCAGCACCCACTTCTCATGGTTCGCGGTG